ATAAACCAAAAGCTAAAAACGAAGTAGCTTTAAAAACATATATTAAAAATGCCGATAAAAAAAGCAACGGAAGAAATAGCAGAAGTAGGAATAATTAACGGTGGTACACTAGCGGCTACAACTTTTATAGAAATAGAGATGTTTTTAAAGATTATATTACTATCTTTGACAATAGGATATACTATATACAAATGGTACACACACTACAACAGGAATAAAAAAAAATGACTTTAAAGTATTTTAAACTATCTGAATTTGATTGTCCTTTTGAAGAAGGTTCGGGTTCTAAAATGAATTATACATTTTTGGAAAAACTAGATCAAGCAAGAGGTTTAGCAGGAATACCTTTTAAAATTACTTCAGGTTATAGAACAAAAGAATACAACGAAGACCTTATACGCAGAAACTACAAAGCAAGTAAAAATTCTAGTCATCTTAAAGCTTTAGCAGCAGACATCAGTGTAAAGGACAGTAAAAGTAGATTTATAGTTTTCAATAGTCTATTGTTAGCAGGTTTTACAAGAATAGGTATTGCAGACACATTTATTCACGTAGATTTGGACACAGATAAAACACAGAACGTAATTTGGACATATTAACTAAAATATTATATATAATGGAATTANCAAACATCGATTGGACTACTTTAATTTGGTCACTAATAGCAATTTTNGAAGTAATTGTTAGACTTACACCGTCTGAAAAAGACAANTCACTATTGAACAAAGTTATTTGGTTTATAGATAAAGTAGTACCAAACAGAACTAAGTAATGCGNAACAACCGTTATAGGTTGAAACCTCACGAAATAGAAGTTATAAATAAACTACGTACAGAAGCTAAAAGAAATGTATTAGTTATTGGTGATTTACACTGTCCTTTTGACTTAGACGAATATTTAGACTTCTGTAAAGAACAGTACGTTAAATACTCTTGTAATGAAGTTGTATTTATAGGTGATGTTATAGACAATCACTATAGTAGTTATCACGAAACGGACGCTGACGGTTTAGGAGGTGGTGAAGAACTAGACTTTGCTATAAAACGAATAGCAAGGTGGTATGAAGCTTTTCCTAAAGCTACAGTTATAATAGGTAACCACGACAGACTTATAATGCGTAAAGCACAGACAAGTGCAATACCTAAGAAATGGATTAAGAGTTATAAAGAAGTCTTAGAAGTTCCTAAATGGAATTTCAAAGTATCTTACGAATTAGATAACGTACAATATTTACACGGTGAAGGTGGTACTGCACGAACAAAATGTCGTGCCGATCTTATGAATACAGTACAAGGACACTTACACACACAATGTTATACTGAAAACTATGTAGGTAAAAACTTTAGAATATTTGGTATGCAGGTAGGTTGTGGTATTGACTTTTCTAGTTATTCTTTTGCTTATGCTAAAGCAGGTAAAAAACCAGCTATAGCTTGTGCAGTAATATTAGACAACGGAACAGTACCAATAAACCTTTTAATGTCTTTATGACCGAACAAATGAAAATATTTATAATGTATATTATTATTATAGTATTAGTTATATACTGTTCTATTTAAACACCCCCCTAGACGTTTTAAGACACTTTCACACCATTTTAATACAAACACACTACATAAGCTATAAAACTTCCTAGATTAAATACGTCTATTAACACCTTAATTGTTAATAACTTTTAAATAATTCTGTTATTTATTTTGTTAGTTAAATAAAAATGTTTACTTTTGTACCAAATAAAAACATTAAAATATGAAAACAGAATTAAGTAAGATTTATTACAAGAATTTAAAAATTAAAATTAAGAATGCTAAGAGTATTGGAAATTACTTTACAAAAAGTGAGGTAGATTTTTTAATACAATTAGTAGAACTTAATAAAAATGTAGAACTTAAAAATAAATAAAATGTATAAAATAACAAACAAAGAAACAGGTTTTAGTCAATACCGAAATGCTGAAAATTTAGTAACCTTTATTAAATATAATTCAGATAAAAAATATAATATAGAAGAAATTGAAGCATACGACATCAAAGACTTTTTTTATATGGTTTTAACAATTGCATTTATACTTGTATTAACCTTTTCATTTATGTATTATGGATTGTAGACTATGTAGTAACGAAAGTGTCAATTTCGATGACCACTGTGAAGACCACCAAACTTGTTACAATTGTGGTTCTAATGACGATTGTGATTGTATGTCACAAATGGAATGTAGAAGTTGGTGTTGTACGGGTTTAATATCTGACAACGGTATTTGTTTAGATTGCGGTGACGAAAGTCACACTATTTTACAAGACTTATTAAACAATGGTGACTGTATTATACAAAATAACAAACTAATAAAAGGTGTAAAGAACGACCTACAACAGTTCTAAATAAAAATAATTATAAATTATGAAAACAGGAAAAGTAACAAACGTACAAGGTTCAGGAACATTTAAAGAGTTATATGTATTTGAACTACAATTAGACAACGGTGACACAGGTAAAATTTACAAAAAAGGACAAGACGCAGGAGTTAAAGTAGGTGAAGAAATAACTTACACACTAAACGACAAAGGTTCTATTAAGATACAAAGGGAACAATACAGTGGTGGCGGTGGTGGTTTTTCTAAGTCTAACCCAGATGTACAAAAGTCTATTATTAAGCAGTCAAGTTTAAAAGCAGCAGTAGAATTGTGTAGTGCTTATATTAAGTCAGGTAATAGTGTAAATAGTGCAGATGTATTAAGACTAGCAGACACTTTTACTAATTGGGTAAACGGTGCAGAAACTGAAATAGTAGCTAAGACAGAAAAAGTAGTTGCTAAAATTGATAATACAGACTTACCGTTTTAATGTTTTTAGAAGGAATAACGGACACAAAAGAAGTTAAAGACCTTTGTAATATTGCTACTGAAATAGTAGGATTAGAACAAGGATCTTTACCCTCTTTGACAAGGAAGGAGCCGTACGCTATAGCAAGACAAGTAGTAGCAAATATATGTTTAAGTCAAGGCATACATTTTGTTACTATTGCTAAGGTGTTAAACCGAGATAGGAGTAATATTTACCACTATAAGAAAAACCATACTGTAAACTTTAAGACTTGGATAGAATACAGAAGACTATTTACAAAAGTATTTAATGTTTATAAGGATAGTAAAAAAGAACAAAAGACTTTTTTAAATACTCAAGACTTACGAAGTCACTTATTAAGTAATGGAGTAAGAACCTCAACAGGTGAAGTATATATAATAGTTAAAAGTGGTGTGTTAACAACTTCTATAAATACGTCTTACAAAGATTTTAGTAATCAATTAGAAAATATTAGAATTGCTTTAGTAGATTACCAATATAAATTAGACGTACAAATATGAAACACTTACTAAGTAGTACAGCATATTTAGTAGTTAATAAACAACTAGCAAGGCAGGTAGGACTGAAGGCGGTAGTTCTACTTGCCGATCTGATTAGTAAAGAAAACTATTTTATAATAAAAGGAACTATAAAAGAAGGATGGTTTTTTAATACTTCAAAGAATATAGAACGAGATACAACCTTAACAAACTACCAACAAAAGAAAGCTATAAAGAAATTAGAAAAAATAGGTTTTATAGAAACTTCTTTAAAAGGTATGCCAGCAACCCTACATTTTAAGATACTTGAAAACAAGATTTCAACTTACTTAAAGACTAGTTTTAAAGAAACTTCAAAACAAGATTTAAAGAAACTTAAAACAAATAAGAATAAAGAAATAATAATAACTAATAAGAATAATAATAAGAAGCCCTCTATTGAAGAAATTAAACAATATTGTTTAGAACGTAATAACGGAATAGACGCAGAACAATTTTATCATTTTTACGAAAGTAAAGATTGGAAAATAGGTAAAGAAAAAATGAAGAGTTGGAAAAGTTGTATTATAACTTGGGAAAAACGCAAACAGAAAACAACAACTTCTAAAATAGATCAACAGTTAGATAATTATAATAACGCAAAAAAACATTTAGGACTATGAAATTAAATAAAATATATAACGAAAACTGTTTAGATACTATGAAACGTATGCAAGACAATTTTATAGACTTAACAGTAACATCACCACCTTATGACAATTTAAGAGATTATAAAGGTTATAGTTTTGACTTTGAAAGTATAGCTAAAGAACTTTATAGAGTAACAAAAGAAGGTGGTGTAGTAGTATGGAATGTAAACGACGCTACAATTAAAGGTAGTGAAACAGGTACAAGTTTTAGACAAGCTTTATATTTTATAGAATGCGGTTTTAATTTACACGACACTATGATATACCAAAAGACCGGCACACCTTTTCCTTCTAAGGTTAGATATAACCAAACCTTTGAATATATGTTTATACTATCTAAAGGTAAACCAAAAACGTTTAACCCTATAATGAAAAAGAACGCAACTGCAGGTTCAGTTAGACATTCAAGGAAATTTAGAAATAAAAAAGGTGAAATGACACCTTCATTTAACGGAAAACCTGTAAATGAATTTGGAATACAAAACAATATTTGGAAAATCAAAAACGGAATGTATAAGTCTACAAAAGATAAAATAGCGTTTAAACACCCCGCAATATTTCCAGAAGAACTTGTACACAAACATATTTTAAGTTGGAGTAATGAAAACAATTTAATATATGATTGTTTTATAGGTAGCGGTACGACAGCAAAAATAGCTATATTAAATAAACGTAAATATATAGGTAGTGAAATTTCTAAAGAATATACAAAGTTGGCAAATGAAAGACTAGAAACATACAATAAACAAATAAAATTATTATGAATTTAAAAGAACACAACAAAAGAGTAAGAAGAGAATACTACATAAACGTAGTAATATCAATAATAGCTTTTCTAATAATAGGTTACACAATAGCAAAAATATTATGGTAAATAAAAAGTTATTAGTATGTACATTTTCAGGAGGCAGAACGTCTGCTTTTATGGGTAAGTTCTTAAATGAAAACGATAAATATAAAGATTATGAAAAGGTTTTTATATTTGCAAATACAGGAAAAGAAAAAGAAGAAACTTTAGAGTTTATAGACAAGTGTTCTAAAGAATGGAATTTACCTATCGTTTGGTTAGAGTCTGACGTAATACAAGAAAAAGGTAAAGGAACTACATATAAAATAGTAGACTTTGAAACTGCTAGTAGAAACGGCGAACCTTTTATAGATATGTTAAATAAGTACCCTATGCCGAATAATTTTGCTAGTAATTGTACAAGAGAATTAAAACAAAGACCTATAGATAAGTTTGTTAAAGACTTAGGTTTTAACGAAGTTATTACCGCTATGGGTATAAGATATGACGAACGACACCGCAAAAGTTTAACTGCAAAAGAACAAAATATAATTTACCCTCTATGTGACGATTTAAAAGTAGATAATTTATTTATAAGATCTTGGTGGTCAAGACAATGTTTTGATTTAAAACTAAAAGATTATGAAGGTAATTGTGACTTGTGTTTTAAAAAGTCTTTACGAAAAAGATTAACTTTAATAAAAGAAAACCCTAATATTGCTAAATGGTGGTTAGACACTGAAAATAAATATAGTACAGAAAAAGTACCACGTTACGATTTAAGGACTAACAAAAGTGTAGAAGAAATTATCGAACTATCAAAACAACCTTTTAGAACCGTAGAAGACGTTTACGAATTAAGCAAAACGCAAGGTAATTTATTTGAAGAAGAATTAGACAAAGAAACAGATTGTTTCTGTAAAGCAAACTAATATGAAAATAAAAGAAATAGAAACTTCACAATTAAAGTTAAAATGTTTAGATCTTATAACTAAAACATTTGTAGAACTTGGACAGGTTAAAGACGACAAGACTTTAGCAATACTTGCACAGACGTTAGCTAGTGACCTTTTAGAAGACTTTCCTAACTTAACCATTGAAGACATACAACAAGCGTTTAGACAAGGTGTTAGGAATACTGATAAGTTCGTATTGAATGTAAAGACTTACTATTTATGGATAAAAGCACACAGACAGTTAATCTGGAATAACGCAAGTATAGAACCAGAACGACAAGACAAAAGACTAAAATATAGAAGCCGCAAAGGAACGGGCTTGAAATCAATTACTAATATAAAACAAATAAAATGATAGCAATAATAACATTCGGAGTAGGTCTAATAAGTGGTATGTACATAGTAACTCAAATAGAAAAGAGTATTAACGACAATATAGACAGTGATAAATAAACTATATGAAAGTTTTAGAACTGTTTGCAGGTAGTCGATCATTTGGTAAAGTAGCCGAAAAATTTGGTTTAGAAGTGTTTAGTGTAGATATAAACGACTTTAAAAATATAGACTATGTAGTAGATATATTAAACTTTGACTATAGTAAAGTACCATTTAAACCTAATATAATTTGGTCGTCACCACCTTGTACTTATTTTAGTGTAGCTAGTATTGGTCACCACTGGCACGAAGACCACACACCAAAAACTAAAGAAGCTATTTTAGGAATGCAAATACTTAATAAAACTTTAGAGATAATAGAACACTACAAACCAGATTATTATTTTATAGAAAACCCAGTAGGTAAAATGCGAAGAAAAATAAAAGGTCTTAACCGTACAACAATTACTTATTGTTCTTATGGAGATAAAAGAATGAAACCTACAGACATTTGGAGTAATCATATTTACGATATATTTAACACTAAAGGTTGGCGACCTAAACCACAATGTTACGCAGGTAATACAAAGTGTCACCACGAAGCAGCACCTAGAGGTTCTAAAACAGGAACACAAGGTTTAAAAAATAACTACGAACGTAGTAAGATACCAGAACAATTACTAATAGAAATAATAGCTAGCACACTATGAAAGTAAAAGAATATGAAGTTATAGACATACTAAGAAGTGTAAAGAAAAACATACAACCTTGTGAGTATGAGTACAATAGATTTGACGCAGAAGACGAAAAGAATATTTACGAAATAAAAGTAAGAAGTAAATTATTTAAAGATACATTTATAGAGTTCGACAAGTACAGTTACAACACAATGTACGCACAAGAATTTAACAAAATATTTATATATGTAGTTAAAATGGAAAACACTATTTACTTATTTAATATTAGTCTTTTATATATGAGGGGTTACAACTTTAATTGGGAACTAAAGAAACTAAATAGAAACACAGAATTTAACCAAACCGAGAAAATACAAAAGATCGTAGGCTATATAAATACAGATGAAGCTATATACACAATAGACTGTTCATAAATATATTTAATATATATAAAATAAAAAGTTTTTATTTATATTATTGAATTGTGAAAACGATTAGTAAATTAAAAAAGGAGTTAGACAAATGGTTTAGTCTTTATATTAGACTAAGGAACGCAAGTAAAGACGGAATAGTAGAGTGTTGGACTTGTGGAAAAACAGCACACTATAAGAAAATGCACGCAGGTCACTTTATGAGTAGAAAACACCACGCTACAAGGTGGAACGAAGAAAATGTACAAGTCCAATGTCCTCGCTGCAATCTATTCGGACAAGGTGAACAGTATGCGTTCGGTAAACTATTAGACGTTAGAATAGGTGACGGTAAGTCTGAAGAACTACAAGAGTTAAGTAGAACAACTGTAAAGTATATGCGACACGAATACGACGATATGATAAAGTTTTATAAAGAAAAAGTAAATGCTATTAAACCCAATTAGTCTAAACTATAGACACGAAATTATACTTCGTAAATATTTAGATAATGTATTAACTTATATTAAAGAGGTGACACCAGAAGAAGACAGATACGAAGAATTTATAGACATAGCTAATATAATTATAGAACACCATAATAACTATAGGTCAGATGTATTAGTTGCCGCAAACTATCAAGACTTTATGTCTTTAATACCTACACACTTTACAGCAATGATAAACGGATATTTAACAGGAATAGAAAACGAAAAGAATAGAAATTCTGTTAGAGTATATAAACACATACTAAGTGAAGAAGCTTACAACTATATAGAAAAAATACAAGACATAAAAATTGAACGAGATATATAAAATATTATCAGACCTTAGAAGTCAATTTGAAAAGATGACTTACGGACTTACTACCGACAAGAACGAAGTAGACGAAGTTATACAGGAATTTTATTTATATATGTTACAGATGAACCCAGACACACTAAAAGGAATATACGACAAAGACGGTGAAAAAGGTTTAATAAGATACGGAGCAGTAGTAATAAGAAGAAGCTTACAAAGTAAGAACAGTCCTTATTATTATAAGTATAAAAAATACTACACAAATTTAACAGGTACTTCTACTTCAACTCTTGTTAGTCAAGACAATTACCATAAAAGTATTTATAACTTACCAGAAGAAATAGTAGACAATTACAAATGGAAAAAGTTAGAAGAAATAGATAAACAGTTAGACCAGATGTATTGGTACGATAGGGAGTTATTTAAGTTGTACTATTACGAAGCGAATACTTTAGACAGTTTAGCAAAGAAAACAGGAATAAGTAGAAACAGTTTATTTACTACAATAGATAATGTAAGACAATTACTTAAAGACAAACTAAATGAATAGGTTCTTTGTAAATAAAGAAGTATATAAAGAACGGTTAGACATTTGTAGAGGTTGTGACGAATATTTTAAACCTACAGGATCTTGTAAAGTATGCGGTTGTTTTATGAGAATAAAAGCAAGTATGGGTATTATGGAATGTCCAAACGAATATTGGTTAGCGACACAAGAGTACGAAGCACCTAAAGAAATACCTACACACCTTAAAGACGAAATAAAGGAAGTATGGAAACTAATAGACAACGAACGAATAAAAGACACAAAGAGTAAACAAAGACTAATAGAACTATATAATACAATACACGACACTACATACAGTGTAAATACAAATTGTAGTAGTTGTTTAAAAACAATGTATTTATTTATGAAAGACGTAATAACAAAGATATGAGAAAAATAACAGTACATAAAAAGAACAACCGTAAGAAACGAAAAGGAGTACATAGTAAAAACGCAAGTAAAGGACAAAATGGATATAAAAAAAAATATAGAGGTCAAGGCAGGTAAAAGTAAACACTATTACGAAACAGACCGTAATTTAGATAATACTAAACAAATGAATAAGCAAGACGAACGAGTACCAGAATACTATAAAGGTTTAAACGGTTACGAAGCTAGGAAGGTATGCGACAACTTTGACTTACCCTATCATTTAGCAACAGCAGTAACTTATATATTAAGAGCATACCACAAACACGAAACACCAATAGAATGTTTAACTAAAGCTATTAACCATTTAGAATTTGAAATAGAAAAATATGAGCAAAATAATTAAAGGTAAAAGAGTAGGA